GCATCGACCGGCATGCCTTTGATGAAACGGACATGAAGGACGTGATTATGCAGTACGACCACGAAGGCCGGGTTTTTGCCCGGAAATCGAACGGCACGCTGCAGCTGGAAACGGACGATCACGGACTGAAGATCCGGGCGGACCTGGGCGGCACGGAGATCGGCCGGCAGCTGTATGAGGAAATCAAGGGCGGGTATACCACGAAAATGTCTTTCGGTTTCACGGTCAGCAAGCAGGAGCGGACCGAAGAAGAGATCGAAGGGAAAGTCATCATCCACCGGAAGATTACCGGCATTAAAAAACTCTATGATGTTTCCGCCGTGTCGCTGCCAGCCAACGACGCGACTGAAATTACGTCCCGGAACCTGGGCGAGGGATTAATTGCCGAGGTGAAGCAGGAGAAGCTGGCCCGCGAGGCACGGGAACGTCAGAAAACCAAAATCAGAATGCTTATGGAGGTATGAGAAAATGAAATTCAAGACCATGCAGGAAATCGAACAGCGCCGCGCCCAGATCCGTGAGGAGATGGAAAAGGAGGGCGCGGACCTGAACGCGCTGGAAGCGGAAGTCCGCGAACTGAAGGAAAACGAGGAAGAGATCCGGAAGGCTGCCAAGGACGCCGCCGAAACCCGGAAGAAGATCGCCGCCGGCCTGGAAGGCACCGTGCTGGATTCCCAGGGCGTGAACAACGCCGACAAGTCGCTGGACGAAATCCGCGGCAGCCAGGAATATATCGAAGCGTATGCCCGGTATATTCTTTCCGAAGATGACCGCGAATGCCGCGCGCTGCTGACCAAGAACGCGCCCGCTTCCGGCCAGGTTCCGGTTCCGGTTTTCGTCGACCAGATCATCCGGACCGCCTGGGATAATGATCCCATCCTTGCCCGCGTCCGCCGGACCGAATTCCGCGGCAACGTGCAGGTGCCTTTTGAAAAGGCCGCGGATCCGGCCTATGTTCACGAGGAAGGCTATACCGCCCAGACCGAGGAAAGCCTGGAAATCGGCATCGTCAGCCTGATCCCGAAGAACATCAAGAAGTATATCCGGATCAGCGACGAACTGGTGGACATGGGCGGCGAAGCGCTGCTGCGGTACATCTATGACGAACTGACCCACCAGATCGTCAAGAAGCTGGCGGCCCTGTGCATCGGCGACATCGCCGGCGCCAACACCACCCACGGCAGCACCGCCATCGGCATCCCGCAGGTCACCGGCGCGCCCAGCCTGACCATCGTTCCCGAAGCGGAAGCGCAGCTGACCGACGAAGCGGAAAACCTGGTCGTGGTGATGAACCGGAAGACCAGCGCTGCCTTTGTGGCTGCCCGCGCTGCCGGCAATTTCGCCGTGGATCCCTATGACGGCCTGGTCGTGATCTATTCCGACGCGCTGCCGGCCTATGCGGATGCCAGTGCTTCCGACGTGTATGCCATCGTCGGCGACCTGTTCGGCGAACAGGTGAACTATCCCAACGGCGACGGCGTCGTCATCAAGTATGACGACATGAGCGAAGCCGAAAAGGACCTGGTCAAGGTTGTCGGCCGGCAGTATGCCGCCCACGGCGTGACCGGCCCCGGCCGCCTGTGCAACATCGTCAAGCCCGCGCCCGTGACCACCTGATGGGAGGATAACGGATGAAAATGCTGATCCTTAAGGACAGCAGGGTGACCGTCAAAGCGGGGGAAACCGTCGAGGTTTCTCCCGCCCAGGCGGATTTCCTGATGTCCACCGGCAGCGCGATTCCCGCGCCGCGGAAAAAGGCCGGATATATCAATCCGGAATTTGAAAAGGCATTTGAAACGCCGGAAGCGACGGCGGACGCCATTGTGGAAACGGTGGACGCCATTCCGGAAACGGCGAAAGACGCGGAAACGGCCGCGCCGAAAAAGCCGCGGACCACGCGCAAAAAACAGTAAGCGCAAAAGAGGACGACAACATGAACAAAATCCTGATCGCCGTTCCGACGACGGACTACATCCACGCGCGCTTTATCGAAAGCCTGCTGAAGCTGCACGACCATCTGACGGCGGAATGCATCCCGCACGAAATCGCCATGGAAGCGGGGACGCTGGTTTACCTGGCGCGGAACCGCCTGGCGGCCAAAGCAGTGAACGAAAACTTTTCACATGTGCTGTGGCTGGACAGCGACATGGTTTTCACGGAAGAGATTGTGGAAACGCTGATGTTCTGCAAAAAGGACATGGTCTGCGGGGTATTCCAGAGCCGGCGGCCGCCGTTCATCAGCTGCATTTTCAAGGATATCCGGATGGAAAGTTTGGAGCGGTTCAAAACCTATCCAACGGAACCTTTCCGGATTGCCGGATGCGGTTTTGCCTGCGTGCTGATGAAAACGGACGTGATCCGGAAGGTTCGGGACCAATACGGGAAGCCATTCACGCCGATGGAAGACTACGGGGAAGACCTGGCATTTTGCCGGCGGGCGTCGGCGCTGGGCGTTGAAATGTGGTGCGATCCTACGGCGCGGATCGGGCATATTGCCCATGTTCCGGTTTATCCGGAGGACCACGAAGAAGCCATCAAAGCCAGGGAAAGATTCGGAGGATAAAACCATGCTGAAGGAATGCAAACGGGCGCTGCCCTACGACGGGATGCTGGACAACGGAGAACTTGCACGCCTGTGCCTTGCGGGCGCGGCAGATCTGAAAACCCGGGGGATTGTTTTCCCGGAGGGGCAGGACGTCAGTTTCACATTTACGGAAGAAACCTGGATCGATCCGGAAACCGGGGAGCCGGAAACGGATCCCATGACCGGCGAAGATCGGACCTATGAAAAAGTCGTGGATACCAGCACACTGACGGACAATTATGTCATGCGGGCGATCATCACCTACGTCAAAGCGAATTTCCGGAATCCGCCGAATTACGCCAACCTGGTTTCCAGCTACGAAACGCAGCTGGGCCAGCTGATGGTTACGGACGGATACACAGATTACAGCATGATTTCCGAAGAATCGGATGATCCGGAAGAACCGGAGGATCCGGAAGAACCGGAAGAGGTTATCACAGAATAGGAACGGAGGTGCCGGAAAATGTGGCGGCACAGTGAAATCACGCTGATCCGGGAAAAGCCCGGATGCCACGGCGTGGGAATCTTTCCGCCGGAAGAGCGGCACACCGTCGGCTGCACCGTCAAGAGCATCGGGCAGAAGGAATTCTACCAGGCAATGGCCCTGGGACTGAAGCCGGAAATCCGGATCGATCTGGATTACGGCGTCAATTACCGCGGGGAAAAGCGGTGCAGATTTGAGGGCGCTTATTACGAAATTATGCGGACTTACAACCCGGACACGAACGGGATTGAGTTGACGCTATACCCGGAAAACGGAGTCACCCGGGGAACAGTGACGACAGACAGCGAGGGAGGAAACACAGATGCCGCAGGAGTATGAGGATCTGAAAACCGCCCTGGGCGAAACGGGGATTCCGTTCGCCGAATACGGCTGGAAGACGGCGCCGGCGGGTGAATACGGCGTGATCAGCCTTGAATTCGAAGCGGACAGCCTGAATGGCGACGACGGGAAACGGCTGCGGGCCTGGGAAGGCAGCATCGACGTTTATTTCCGGTCGGTCAGCCGGAAGGGTGCCGTGATCGAAGCGGTTGAAAACGTGCTGAAAAATGTTTGCGATGCGAGCTGGCTCATGAACGGTTTGCAGCACGAAAGCAGCACAGGGCTGTTCCACGCGGAATGGGTATTCCAGGTCGAGGGGTGAGGAAAAAATGCCGATGTATCTGACCACGGACGGGATGGACGACATCCAGCGCACGCTTGCGCTGGCAGGGGACCGCGCGCAGGGCGTTGCGGCTATGGCTCTCTATGAGGGGGCCGGTTTAATTGCTGATGAGATCAGCCGCGGAGCGAGAAGCATCCGCACATCGCCGTTCAAATATGCGACGAACGGCAAACAGCGCGATCCATCCCCGGAAGAAAAAGAGATACTTTTGCAGAACAGCCCGGCGGGTATTGCCAAATTTGACAAAAGCGGCAATTTCGTCGGCACATCCGTCGGCTACAACGGAAGCGGCTACGCGACAGTGAACTGGAACCACATGAGTTCGGGCGCGCGAACAAACTACAAAAACTTTTCTTTCAAAGGGAAAGATATCACCAAAAGTTCGACGCTTAAATTTATCCGGGACCAGGGCGGTTCTGAAAAATACGGCCTTTCAAAAAACATAGGCCGGCACGCCAAGAACCTCAAACCCGTCGGCGTCATTGCGAACGCGATCAACAGCGGAACCAGTTTCATGAAAAAGCAGCCGTTTATCCGGCAGGCCATCAGCAAAAGCAAAGCGGCGGCAATGGCGAAAATCCAGCAGACCGCGGAAGCGCTGGTGGACAGCATGTTTAAATCAGCATAAGGAGGTTAGACACACATGAGTTACGCGAACACAGGGATGCGTCATCCGGTTTGGGCGCCCCTGAATAGTCACCAGGACGGATCCGAACCGGTATACGGCAACGGCCGGGTTGTGCAGGAATCCATCAGCGCGACGCTGACCTACAACAGCGACCCGAACGCCGTGCTTTACGGCGATGACCGGATTGTCGACATGGACGACGGAATCACCGGATACACCATTTCTTTCAATCCCACGGGACTGAAGGATGCGGATCGGGCGGCGATCCTGGGCGAGGATGCGAACACCGACCAGAGTTACGAAATCACCGACGCGGCGCATCCGTGGGGCGGTTTCGGATTCTTCCGCGTGATGCGGGACGGCGACAATTCCAAGAATTATTACGAAGCCCTGTGGTGCCGGAAGATCAAATTCCGCCTGCCCAGCGAGGAGGCCCGGACGAAGGAAGGGACCATCCAGTGGCGCACGCCCACCATGGAAGGCACCGGCGCCGGCCTTTATGTGGACAGCGGCGACAAGCTGAAGTACATCAAGCGTAAGACGTTTGAAAACGCGGCAGCGGCGAAAGCCTGGCTTGATGAACTGGCCCACGTCAGCGCGGTGACCACCTGATCAGGCAACGGGGAAGACGGGAAACTGTCTTCCCCGGTTATTTTTAGAGAACGAAAGAGGACGAAAAAATGGAAAACATGGAAATTGTCATCGGCGGGCGGACGATTCCGCTGCTGCTGACCACGTTTGAACTGATCCAGATCCAGGAAGAAATCTGCTGCACCGTTGCGCAGCTGCGCGACGACGTTTTCGGCGCATACCGGAACGAAGAGGATGAAAAGCCGCAGTGGCGCTTCC